CTTTATTACCAGAAGAATCTTTATTACCAGAAGAATCTTTATTACCAGAAGAATCTTTATTACCAGAAGAATCTTTATTACCAGAAGAATCTTTATTACCAGAAGAATCTTTATTACCAGAAGAATCTTTATTACCAGAAGAATCTTTATTACCAGAAGAATTATTAGATTTGGTTAAGAAATATGCTAATAAACCAATACCTGTAAATAATATAAGCACAAATATTACAATAATTATGATTTTAGTATTTTTATTTGATGATGATTTTGAACGACTATTAGTATTTGTATTATTTACCATTGATATATATATAACTTTATAAAAAATAATAATATTATATATTATAATATGAATTATTTAATATTATTACTATTTGTACTTATAATTATTATATATATATACAACCATTCGAAATATCTAAAGGACAATGTAAAATATTCATAGACGAGTTATTTAATTCCGAATAATAAGTTAACTACATAATAAACTGATAAGATAATGTCTTTTATTAAAATCTTTTAATTTAATTATATCATTAATTTTTAGTTTAATTTTAAAAACATTAATATATTTATTCACATGTTCTACAAATTCTTTAAATTCTAAATTATTTAACATCATTAGATTTGGTGTTTTTCGAGCATTTTCTACATTCTGATTCATTTTATTTATCATATCTTCATTATATTCATTATAAAAACATTTGCCTATATTAATGGTATTATTAAGATATGATATATGCATAATCCAATCAGTTTGATCATCAAAATCAAGTGTATTATATTTATTTATGGTTTTTAATATTTCTTCAATATTTTTATTTTCTAAAATATAATTTAAATATGATGTCTTCATATTATATTTCATATCAATTAGTTTATTGATAAAACTAACATTAGATGTTTTGAAAGCAGCTTTTATTATGTCTTCTGTTACATGAATAGTATTAATATTATTAATAATATATATTGCGAGTTCATTATTATTAAATATCATGTCGACTAAATTTTTATTAGTAATTTTTCCATTAAATATTGTTTCAAAAAGATTAATCTTTTCATCTAATGTTAGTAAAATATTATCATTTTTAAAAATATTAATATCAACCAGTTCGGCAATATTTTTTTCTTTAATTATATATTTTGATAATATATTTAATATAGGAACACGTATAGTTTTGTATAACATTTTTATATTTTTACCAGTAATATTTATATCGCTTACTCTAAGATAATAATATGTATCATCATATAAATTATTTTCTGTAATAATATTTGATTTTCTTATTTGTCTATAACGTCTAACTCTACTATTTTTTTTACCTTTTTTAAGATCTAATATAATTGGAAAACAAATATTGTGCAATGTTTGAGAAATTAAAATATCTAAGTTATCAAAATCTTTTATCTTTATTTTAATGTTATCAGCATAAACATTTACTATTTTTTCAAAATATGTTTTTACTTTTTCTTCAATATTATTTTTTAATTGGATTATAACATCATATATATATTTATTGGTATTTATATCATCTTCTTCTTCTCCGTTCTCATTATAATTTTTATAAAATTTACCATTATATTTTTCTTCAAAAAATATAATTAATGGAATACAGTGTAACATTTGTATTGTGTATTTGATGTCTAGATTTTTTATAACCCAATTAAATATATTTTCAATACTATTTATAATATATCCATCATCAATATGATTGTAATTAATTACTATTTTTATAAGTTCATCTCCAATTTTATCTTTATTTAAATTATTAATTTTATTAAAAAATTTATCTAGGTTTTTGAAATTATTTTTTTGGAAAGAATTAAGAAAATTATTAATCGAATCATCCGAAAAATCTATATTATCAAAATCAATTAGACCATAAAAATCACATCTTAATCTTTTCATACATACTTCTAGTAGTTTTTTTGTCTTAATCTTGTAATTAATTTCATGTAAATATTCACATATTTTTGTTTCATAATTAAAAATATTATAGTTATCTATTGTAGATAATATTATTTGTTCTGGTAATTCGTTAAATTTATCTTTAATCTTTTTTAAAAAATTAACAATAATAACAGATATTTCGTTATTAATTTTTTTTGTAATAACATCATACATATCATTATGCAAATCTTCAAGTTCTTCTTCATTCAAATTATTATCGATGTTTATTTTTATAAATTCTTCATCTTCACAAATACGTTGAAATTTAGTAAAATAATTACATGTAAACATTTGAACATAAATTTTTCTAATATCATTTAATGATGAATATTTTGAATCAACTATCATATCTATATCACCTATTAATTTTTTTATGTCTTTATTATATTTACTTCGTTTAGCTAAACGCCATGATTTTAAATATGTTAAATGTCTATATATTGTATTATATGATTTTATAAACTTATTTTTTTCTACTAGTGATATTTTGTCCTCTTTATTTTTTTTATTTTTTTTTACAGTAATATTAGATTTTCTTTTTTTTATTAAAATTGGATTAGCCATAATATTTTATATACATATTGATAATATACTTATATATATTTAATATAAATTAATCAATTTTTTATTTTTTTGTCTAATAAATAATATATAGAAGATGGGTTTTAGTGATAGAGAAAAAGTTCTATTAGTACTTGTAGTATTACTCGCATTATATGTGTTATATTACGAAGATAAAAAAAGAAAACAACAAACAAAAGAAAATTTATCAATAAGTGAAATGTTAAAAACTCCACTAAAAGATATCACATTCAAATAAAAAAGATTAACATAAATAATTTATTTCAGTTTTTTTATAATGATTGATACAACCGTTAATAAATGCGCCAATAAGACATGGAAAAAACTTTGCTTGTTTTGGTGCACAGAATATAAGAGTCATAAAAATATCACAACATGGATCATTATCATCTAATGGTTTTGCACAATATTCAGTTATAAAATACGGGGATTCTGAATATTCTGATAGATTTTTTACACAACATCTTTTATCAGATTGGTTGCCTTCACAATTGCATTTAATACAAATACAACAACATGAACCTTGTTTTTTAACTATAATTGTATCTTTTTGAAACATTGGTTGTGTATGTTGAGAAGTTTTAACTATTATTAGTAATATTTATTAATTATTGTATGTAATAATTAACAATATAATAGATTGTATTTTTCAATTTTTTTAAATTTGTTTTTAAAGATATAATAGAATTATAATTTTATAAAAAATAAAAATATAATATTATTTTATAATATATTATAATGAGTTTATTAGAACGATTATTTATACAAACAGGCGGTGGTTTAAATATACCCGAAGATATAATAAATAAAAGTAGCGATAAAGCCAGTGCTGGAATTATTATTCAACAAATAAATGAATTTTTAGAGTTGAACGAAGATGGCAGTTTTACAGATACCATCAATACAAATATTGGTAATTTAAAAAAAATAGGAATAAATATAAAACCAGAATATTTGGAAGGTTTGACTAAAGATATCATGGATCAACTTACCGAGTTAACAAAAGAAGATGCCACAGCAGCAGAAAAAGCAGCAGCAGAAAAAGCAGCAGCAGAAAAAGCAGCAGCAGAAAAAGCAGCAGCAGAAAAAGCAGCAGCAGAAAAAGCAGCAGCAGAAAAAGCAGCAGCAGAAAAAGCAGCAGCAGAAAAAGCAGCAGAAGAATTACAACGTCAACGTAAAGCAGAAGCAGAAGCAGAAGAATTACGTAAAGCAGAAGAATTACGTAAAGCAGAAAAAGCAGCAGCAGACGCAAAAGCATCAGCAGAAAAAGCAGCAGAAGACGCAAAAGCATCAGCAGAGGTTTCATCACCATGGCGTCAAATTGAAGAATGGCTTCGACGACAAGCAGCAGAAAAAGCAGCAGGAGAAAAAGCAGCAGAAGACGCAAAAGCAGAAAAAGCAGCAGAAGACGCAAAAGCATCAGCAGAGGTTTCATCATTATGGCGTCAACATGAAGAATGGCGTCAACGACAAGCAGCAGAAACACCGATATTTGGACAATCAGACGCACAAAAAGAAGCAGAAAAAGCAGCAGCAGCAGAAACACCGATATTTGGACCATCAAACGCACAAAAAGAAGCAGAAAAAGCAGAAGAATTACGTCAATCACAATCACCATCATATTGGTCACCACCATATGGACCAGCACCATCATCTCAGTCACAAACATCACTTTGGCCATATTTGTCACCATCATCACAATCTGGACTAACATCAACACAATTACCACTATCACTACCAACACAACATGGACCAGCACCATTATCATTACAACCACTATCAACACAACCAGTAACACACCCTATACAAAAAGTTAGTTTGGTACCTGCCGTTCAAAAAGTTATTTCACCACCTCAAATTCCATATCCACAAGTACATGGTCCAACTTATCAAGCATCACTTGATCCAAATTGCTTAAGCAATACTTTACAAAATGTATATAATGCTCAAATGAATCCAATGAATTTAATGTATAATTATCCATTACACTTATCATCTACAAGTGATCTAGATACAATGTCATCTCGTGATATTAATCGCCGTAAGAAATTAAAAGCATTATATGCAGAATATAGAAAAATAAAACATGATGTAGTTTCAGAATCTGACGCAAAATATTCTGAATATAGAAAACGTAAACACGAATTAAAGAAAAAAATTAAAAAATATGAATCATAAATTTAATATTATTATTTAATTAAATATTATTATTTAATTAAATTTAATTATATTTTTACTAGATTTATCTAGTTATAAATCCACAAGTTCGTAATAATAGAAGATGCTTACTTTCTATTTCAATCTGTGCTGTAGTCGGAGCACCTGTAGCAGATGGATCAGCTGTAGCAGATGGATCGGGTTGTTTTGAAGTAGATGGTTTAGCAGGTTGACCTGATAATTTTTGTAATTTTAATGTAAAAGCATTAATAAGTTGTGTTGCATTAATTTGGATTTGTTGTTGTATTTGGAGTCTTGCTACAAATGTTTCATCTCTCTTTTGAAATGCAATTATAAGTTTTTCTGCATTATCTTTTATTGAATTTTGTATCTCTATTTTTCTAGTTATTTCTTCTTGAGTAGCCATATAATATTATAATATTATATAATATTATTTTTTATATTAAAAAAAATTATTCCTCAATATCATCATTGTTTTCAGCTTTTATTAATTCATATGGTTTATCGAGATATTTACCTTGACAAATCTTTATAGTTTTGCCATTTGTATTTTTATTAAACAGTTTTTGATAAAATTTTTCATTATTATATTCTTTATATTTCTCATAGGATTCTAGTTTTTCATTAAGTTTGTCTTTTTCGTCTATATATATCTTTAATAATATTAGTAAAAAATATTCATTAAATTTTGGCAAACTTTCTTGTTCTTTCATCTTATACACTCTTGTTATAAACTTTTTAATTTTATCCAAACTATCTATAACATCTTTTTTATCTATATTAAATCTATTAGATTGCTTCTTACCTAGTATCTCTTCTCGAAGTATTGTCTCATTTAGCAGACCTACATCTAATGTATTATTCTTTATAATTAAAATACATCTAATGACAAAAAATATATATGATGATAATATTGTAGTAGTCTTTTTTGTTTTTAGTTCTAAAATACTTTCTAACCGTTTAAATGAATCATGTGTTGTAAATGTCTTATATTTTAATAGATTGTATTCTCTAAGTGTATTTATCAGTATTGAATCATAATTACGTAATATATCGGTACCTGTGACTCTCTCACCTTTTTGTAAGCGTAAGAACATTTCATTTTTAATCTTGTCAAATACATCATCCATCTTTTTATCAAAATTACTAATCTTAATTACGATAAGTTTTTTATCATTAAATGCACTTAACTCATCATCATTCATATATCTGAATGTTTTTGTTTTGTTATTTTCGTATAATTTATCAATATCGTCATTTTTCTTATAATATACATCAACAAGTTTTTCATTTTCTATTTTAGGAAACTTTATATAATGTGGAGCATTTTTATTAATTGGTTTACCTTCTATAAAATGTTTTAACACTGTTAGACGATGTTGACCATCCATACATTCAAATCTATGTCCATTTTTTTTATTTAACTTTATTAAAATAATTGGCGGAATGATATAATTATTTACAACTGAATCAATGAATAAGTCTTGTTTATCATTTGTCCATGCAAATTCACGTTGATATGATGGACTTAGATCAACTTCTGAATCATTTTTAAGATAGGTTTCATAGATGTATTTAATTTCATACGATGCAAAATCATATTTTAGATTTTTTAACATTCTTAATTTTGATTCATCATCATCTAATTCTATTTCTTCATCAGAAGCATTATCTGTATATTGGACATTATTGACATTTTTGATAGAATTATCATTCGAATCATTATCAGAATTATCGGAATTATGAGAATTGTCTGAATCAATAGATATTTCTGGATTTTTAGATTTTGGCATTGTTTTAGTTATATATGTATTAATATTATATGGTTAACTATATTATAATTAAACTCAATAATATATTTTTTCAATATTTTTATTACTTAATTATATTTAACTTAATTATATTATAATATCCTTTATTCGCCTGAAAAATATACAAAAAGTTAAAGGAGTGTTAAATTCAATTCATGTTATAACATAAATTGGATTTAAAGGATAATATACTTTACTAATTATATGATTTACATTAATTTGTATTCTAATGCTGGTTTTGGAAATATTCTATTTCAAATATTAAATGGATTAAATCTATCAATAGAATATTCTACTGAATTATATTTTATTGATTATGTTGAAAGTAGAAAGGATAGACCAAATTTTAAAAAATATGATATGTTTAAAAGTTTTAATATAATACAAAGAAATCAAATTAAAGAAAATTGTATTGAGATAAAAGAACAAACCGAGTTTCATTATGATAAAATATTTTTAGGAAATGATAACTATATTTTATCTGGTTATTTTCAATCATATAAATATTTTTATGATAATATTGATAAAATAAAAAATATATTGTTTAATAACTGTAAAACAAAATATGATTCATGCAAAACATATTTTAAATCAATAACACAAAATGATAAAAAAAATATATTGATACATGTTAGACGAGGTGATTATATTATTCAATCATCATATCTAATTGATCAAAAACATTTTATCAATTCAATCGATATGTTTCTAAATAATAATCAACTAAATAATAACAGTCAACTAAATAATAACAGTCAACTAAATAATAATTCATATAATATTTTTCTAATGACCGATGGAATTGATGAAATTAAACATTGGGACTTTTACAAAAAATATAATCCTATTTTAATTAATGAAAGTGATCCAGAAAAGATATTCATATTAATGACATTATTTGATCATTATATTATTTCAAATTCTAGTCTATCATTATCATCATATTATTTACGAGAAAATAAAGAAGCAACTATTACTATGCCACCTATATGGGTTGATGGATATTTTAATTATGATGATATGATACCGTTAATACCTATAAAAGAAAATCATATTGATATTTTACCAAAATTAAAAAATACATATATTATTAATCTTGATTATAGAGTAGATAGAAAATATAAAGCACAAGTTGAATTAAAAAAAATATCTTCAGATGTAAAAATATTTAATGCTATAAAAAATTCACAGGGAGCGATTGGATGTACAAAGAGTCATATTGAAGTATTAAAACAGGTATTAGATTTAGATCTAGAATATGTATTTATATGCGAGGATGATATTAAAATATTAAATGATAGATATGTTTTGTTTGGAATAAATCAAATAATGAAAGAATTTAAATGGGATGTTATAATAGTTGCAGGTGTACATCGTTCTGAGACAAAAACTTTTAATAAATTTATTAATAAAACATTAGAATGTCAAACAACAACCGCATATATAGTTAATAAAACATACATAAAAAAATTATTAAATAATTTTACGGAAGGTTTGACAAATCTACTGAAAACATATAACAAACCACTATATGCAATTGATATATATTGGAAAAAATTACAGAAAACTGATAATTGGTATTGTCTAAATAAAAAATATATTTATCAATATTCAGATTTATCTGATATTGAAAATAGATATGTAGATTATAAAGGCATGTTTAGAATAGAAAATATTAAAGTAAATGAATATTTATTTGGAATACCTATTTTAAAGAATATTGATAATATAAGACAAATAGATAAATTTTATTTAGAATATGAATATCTAATCATAAATAAAAATAATATTTTGATTCCATCAGAATTTATTAATATTACAAAATCAGAACTAATAGATAATGAATATGAACTAATACAATTACAAACTTTCTTTATTTTTAATGAAAAGCTAAATGAAAAACTAAATGAAAAATTTAATTTTAATATAAATGAAAAATGTACCACTTATTTAATTAAAAAAAATTTATTAAAAAAATTATTAAAAGATAATTCGTACTTTAAAGGTTGTAATATTAATTATGATTTAATTAAATGTGCAAGTTTAACTAGACCTATATTTTTAAGTGGAAATGATAAAGAATTGTTAAAATATTATAATTTAATAAATAATCCAATAAATATAAATAATCAAATTAATCAAATAAATAATCAAATAAATAATACAATAAATAATCCAATAAATAATACAATAAATAATCCAATAAATAGATTTGAAAAATTACAAATTCTAAATAATAAAAAAAATACAAATCAAAATATTAATATAAAATACACAAAAAATGCAATAAATTGGTATAAAAACATAGTAGATAATATTATTAATTTGTATGGATGTAAACAAAATTCATTAGATTATGATATATTTATAACTACAGATAATGATATTAATAATGATATTAATAATGATATTAATAATAAATGCCTTAATATATTACTTGTAGGAGAGCCAAAAGAAATTAAAAACAAATTATATGATGTGATTATTGGATCAATAACTAAAAAAGAAAATTGTATTACAATACCAATACCATTTATGTTGTTATCATTAAATGAACGTAGACAATTAAATAATAAATATAATGTTGCTTTTATTGATAAGAAAATGTGTTGTTTCATGTATAAAGTTAATTATCCTCATCGAGTTGAAATATTTAATAAATTTATTAATAAAATGAAAGTTGATTCATACGGTCAAAGTTGTAATAATATGAATAATAAAATGTCAAGACATATATATAATCAAACTGAAACATATAATGATATTGCTGTAAAATTATATTCGGAATATAAATTTGTATTAGCTATAGAAAATATTATAAAAGAGGGTTATTTTACAGAAAAGTTAATAAATCCAATTATCGCAAATTCCATACCAATATATTATGGTACTTCTGATGCTTTTACTATAATAAATAAAAATAGGGTAATATTTTTTGACGATTTTGAGACAATAGATAAATTAATAGATTATATTATAGAGTTATCACAAAATAAAGAGAAATATAATGAGATAATTAATCAACCAATTTTTACAAATAATGATATTAATCTGAATAATTTTAACAAATATATAGAAAAACAAATAAATAATTTATTAAAAATCAACACTTTAAATATTGATGATAATAATGATAATGATAAAAATTATGATATTAAAGATGATAATAATAATGATAATAATAATCATAATAAAAAAATCTTAATTAAAAAATTTATTTTAAATAAATATAAAAACAAATAATAAAAATATGTTGATTTACGTAAACTAAAATAATATTATATTATATAAATGAATATTATAAAATTAAAAAAAAATATACTAACATATAAAAATATAAATGTAAATGTAAATGTAAATACACCAACTCTACAACCAATACCAGAATCACCATTAGAATTATCATCTGATATACCTCAAATACCTCAAATACCTCAAACACAAGTTATGAATAGTAATCTAAGAGCAAAATTATTAAAACATAATACATTATTAAAATCAATAAAAAATGATAATAATGATAATGATAATAATAATAGTAATAAATTTAATAATAAGCCAAATGATGATTATTTTTCACACATAAATAATTTTAATAAATTTTATAATAATAATATTAGTCAAATATTATCTAATCCAAAAATAGAATTTCGTTATTTATGTTATAAACATATTGATGATATACGCAAATTAAGATTACCTGAGATTAGATTAAATAATAAATATGAAGCAGTAATAATAGAATATAGATGTTTTCCTCATCTAGAATTTTTAATACGTAACATGATACATAAATTAGGATCAGAATGGTCACATACGGTAGTATGCGGAACACTAAATTATAATTATATAGTTAGTTTATGTAATAATATTGATAAAAATATAAAAGTAATAAAAACACGTTTTGATAATTTAATGCCACCTTATCAATATAGTGAATATTTGGCTACTGAAGATTTTTGGAAAATGTTTGTTGGTGAAAAAATATTATTATATCAAGAAGATTCTATTATATTTGGTACAAATATAAATGATTTTATTAATTATGATTATGTTGGAGCACCTTGGAGAAAAAAATGTGGTTTGAATAGTTATGATGTTGGAAATGGTGGATTTAGTTTAAGAACAAAACAAATTATGATTGATGTTATAAATAAATTCCCATATAATAGTAGGAATAAATTATTTGAGGATGTTTATTTTACAAAAAATATGATAGAACAAAATATTGGAAAAGTTGCAAAATGGGAAATAGCAACATTTTTTTCATCAGAATTAATTTATAACCCTGCTAGCCTAGCTGGACATGCATTTTGGTTATCTAATAAAAATTGGAAAAATCATGTATATGATAAAATAATCAATAAAATAAATCAATAAAATAAATCAATAAAATAAATCAATAATATTCATATATAGATAATATATGAATATTGTTAAAAAGAATAATTTATTATTCAATAAAGTAATAAAAAATAAAATAAATATTAACAAACCAATAAATATAAATAATACAATTAATAAACCTAATATAAAAGATAATACAATTAATAAACCAATAAATATAAATAATACAATTAATAAACCTAATATAAAAGATAATACAATTAATAAACCAATAAATATAAATAATACAATTAATAAATCTAATACAAAAGATAATATAATAATTTTAACAAAAGATAATATTAATTTATTTATTGATGATTTCAAAAATATTACTAATATACGAATTTTTGGAAAAGGGCCATCATTTAAAAATATAATACCAAATAGTAATGATTTTCATATTGCAGTAAATCAATCAGCAAATGAATTGACAAATTGTGATATGTTAGCTATCAATGATTTACATAATATATATTTAATAAAAGATGATGTAATAAAAAAAATAAGATATATTATAACTCCAGAATATCTACATATAAATCAATATTTTAATAATAATGGTCATTTTAGTAAGGTATATAATTATATTTTATCCAAAGGTTTTACAGGTAAATATATAGTTTATAATTTAAAAACAAATCCTAATCCCAATAGAACATATATTAGTTTATATACATCATTAACAACATCAAATACTGTTGCAGAGTTTATATGTACATATTTAAAAAATTATATTAAATTAATAGAATTTTATGGTGTAGGTGTACTTAATAATAAAAATTATTCAGATAAATTTAAAGGTAATGGTACATATGATGTAAAAAGAATTAATGGAATAAGAAAATATATTAATGAAGTATGTAAAAATAATAATATAAATTATGAAATTCATTAATATATAATATTAATGAACATTAGGTTAGTATGTTTTGATTTCGATGGAGTATTTACTAATGGTAAAATATATCTAAAAAATAATATATTAAATAAATATTACGATATAAAGGATGGAATGGGCTTATCTTTATTAAGAAAGAATAATATAAAATATGGATTAATAACTGGATTTAAAAATAAAAATTATATGATTAATGATGAGAACATAAATAAAATTATAGAGCATTTAAAGTTTGATTATGTAAAATTTGGTGCAGAAAATAAATTAGAAGTATTAGATGAGTGGATTATTAAAGAAAATATAACATATGATAATATTGCATATATTGGTGATGATATAAATGATATAAATATTATGGAAAACGTAGCATTTAGTGCTTGCCCATATGATGCTCATGATATATGTAAGGATATTGTAAATTATATATGTATAAAAAATGGTGGTGATGGATGTGTTAGAGAGTTTATTGATAAAATTTTAGATCTTGAAAAAAATTCGTATCAAAAAATTATTAATCAAATAAAATATGAATCCAATTATCAATTAAATAATATTAATTTGAATGATATTATTGATATTGCAGATATTATTCAAAATAAATTTATTTATAGTATAGGAGTTGGGAAATCAGAAAATATTGCAATGCATTGTGTAAATTTATTAAAATCTATTGGTATAAAAGCATTTTATTTAGATTGTTTAAATTCTGTTCATGGTGATATTGGTACAATTAGTAAAAATGATATCATACTTATTTTTAGTAAAAGCGGTAATACTAGTGAATTAATAAATATAATTCCTAGTTTAAAATTACACAAACCTTATTTAATATCGATTAGTTGTAATAAAGATGGCATTTTAAATAAGGTTTGTGATAAATCAGTAATATTGCCATTACAAAATGAAATAAATGGATCAAATTCAATCAATAATATACCGACAAATAGCTATATGTCAATGTTATATTTTGTAAATATATTAACAATGATAATGATTGATAAAAATAATCTAAGTTTAGATAAATATAAATTAAATCATCCAGGTGGAAATATTGGATTAACTCTAATGACAATCAATGATATTATGATAATTAATTTTCCAAAAATAATATTAAATGATGAGATTCATTTATCTGAAATATTATTAGAAATGACAAAATATTCTATTGGATGTTGTTTTTTTGTAAATGATAATGATGAATTAATTGGATTATTAAGTGATGGTGATATTAGAAGATTATTATGTTTTGATAGAAATTTAGATATTATTAAAAAAGAAAATATAAATACTAAATTTTATTATGAAACTGATAGAAATAAAATGTTATATGATGTAAAAAATATAAAAAAATATAAATTTATTCCAATATTAGAAAATAATAAATTGATTGGTATTATCAAAAATTAACTTTAAAATTAACTTTTTTGTATTTTCTTAACCCAATAAAATAAAAGATCTTCTATTGTTTTTTCAATCTGAATTGTTGGTTCCCAACCTAATTCACTTTTTATTAGACTTGCATCACCATCCTGATACATAATATCAATGGGTCTCCACAATTTTTGATCTATTTTCATTTCTATATTTTCTAACTTACTATAATTAATCAATAAATTTGTATATTCTCTCATTTTCATTGGTTTTCCTCCACAAACATTATATACTTTTCCGATACTATTATCATTCATCATTACTAAATAAAATGCATTTGCTATATCTCGAACATCGGTAACAGCTCTAACTGTATCTAAATTACCTATATTTAATATCATATTTTGCTTACCTAACATCATTTTTGCTATTTGAACAGCATCTGATGCAATAGAAAATCTTGCACCTCTTCTTGGACCGGTAAAACAAAATGGTCTAATTACAGTAGCTTTCATTTGTTTATTTTTCATTCTTTCACATACATATAAATCTATTGCACATTTAGATGCTCCATATGGATTAGCAGGTAAAATAGGATTATCTTCTTTTATTTTTCGGCCATCAATACCTTCATTCCCATAAACTTCTACTGTAGAACAAAATATAAAATGTGTATTAGGTTGTGTATCTTGTAATGCTGTTATTAAATTTATAGATCCGGTAACATTTGTTTCCCATGTTCCAATTGGATCAGTAAAACTTGTTGGAGGATGTGTTTGTGCTGCTAAATGAAAAACTCCATCAAATAGATATTGTTTACATATATTATTAATTGTTCTGTAATGTGTTAGATCTCCATATAAAAAATTAATTTTAGATAATGTTGGCTCATTAAGAATATCTAATAAATCATATTCTGAACCACGAGTTCCGCGTATTAATCCATAAACTTCGTGGCCATTATCAATTAATTTTTGTGCTAAATGTGGACCGAGAAATCCAGAGATACCTGTAATCAAATACTTCATATATTTTATTAAAAATAAATATAACTTTAAATTATTTATATTCTTTGAAAAATAAAAAAATATATCATTATAATATATCATTAAAATTTTTAATTAAATAGATATCTTCATTTTTTATGTCTTCATAAAATAAATAATTTTTATATGTAACAAAATATATAATATTTGTAATATTTTGGAGTGCTTTTAATCCACATATACTATTTTCAAATCCAATAATATATTTTTCATTTAAATAATATTTTTTTAATGCTAATTCGTAACATTCACTTGATGGTTTAGGCTTATTATAATTTTCTCTATATATCCAATTTTGTAATAAATTTAATTCAGGTATAGTATTTTTATATAATTCAACCGTATCTCGTGAACTATTTGTAACAACACAATAATTTATATTATTTTTTATAATATTATTTATAAAATTTTCACATCCATCTATTAATTTTAACTCGTTTTTATATTTTTTCATGTATTCTTTCTTTTTATTTTTCATATCATTATATTGTTCTATAGAAAAATTATAATTTTTAAATAAATATTCTTTAATGTCACTATTATGACATATTTTTGTAAATGTATCAAAATCATAATCAATATTATATTCAATTAATGCATCTCTATATGATTTCCATTGAATTATTTCACTATCAACTAATGTTCCATCTATATCTATAAGTAAAAATAAATCTTTATTATTATTATTTATTTGTGGGTGTATAAATTTATTTAAACATAATCTTAATCCATTTTCTAATAATGTAATTTGATTATGTTTTATATACAATTCTATTTGATCATCATATAAATATGTATCTCGTGGTCGTAAAATATTATCTGGTTGTTGTTTTATTGGTATTATATTATTATTTTTATTTAAAATTTTACTACATAATTCAGCTATCTGATATTTTGTATATGTGTCATATGGATTATAAAAACAATGTATACCATAAATATCTCTAGTCAAACATTTTTTTAATAGAAATAATGCAAAATCATTAATAAATAATGGATGACGTTGAGAATAATCATCTTCTTTAAATATCTCAACTTTATTCATTACTTTTTTTGCTATAATCGTTACAGCACTTTCATTTAAATTTATCTGAGTATCAGAATATAATACTGGAATACGTAATATTAAATATTTAGTATTATCATTAAAATGAGATATTATCCTCTTTTCAGCAATTAATTTTGATATACCATAATTTTGTAATGGATTTGTTTCTGAATATGGAGTGAATGGAGGATTGATTCCATCATACACGTAATCGGTCGATAAATGTATTAGAAATATATTTAATTTTTTACATATAACTGATAAGTTATATGCTATATCTATATTTGTTTTTTTAATTATATCCCAATATTTTTCACACTTTTCATTTTCTCTTTCTGCTATACAAGATATACAAATATCTGGTTTTAAATTAAGTATCTTATTTTCTAAATCTTCTATGTTTAAAAAGTCAATATGTATTAAATTTTCAGTAGATTTAGTATTATATGTACCAATAATATCAATATTATTTTCTTTAAATAATTTATAAATTGTCTTTCCGACTAAGCCAGAAGCACCACATAATAAAACACGCATATATAAGTAAAAAATATAATTATATTATATTATGAACACGGGTTATGGAAGTTTTTTAACAAAAATTATAAAATTCAATGAAGATTTATTATTAAAATATTCTATTTCTAATTATGGTAATTTTAGAATCGAAAAAGAAATTACATTTTACAAAAATATTATAATAAATAATATACAATTTCCAATGCCAAAAATATATAATAATACAAATAATTCAAATAATTCAAATAATTCATTCTATATAGAATATTTAAAAGATTATATTACTTGTGAAGAATACTTAAAAAATAATAAAAATAATCAAAATAATATTATTAATATTATTAATAATAATTTAATTAAATTACATGAAAAATCTAAAATAGTATCATTAGATGTGTTTGAAGAAGATTTAAAATTAGAAACATATAAAAAAATACATTCAAGAATAAATGAAATACAATCAATCATAGATAAATATTCATTTATTGAGTCAGTTAATAATTTTAAAATCCTTGATATTCATTCAATAGTTAATTTTATTGAAAGATATGTGGATAATTTTATAAATTCATATAAATCAACTGATAATAATTATGTATATTATCCGGTACATGGAGATATCCAATTAAATAATATTTTAATAAATAGTCAAAATTTAGATATAAAATTTATCGATCCTAGAGGTTTTTTTGGGAATACAATGTTTTATGGTATGAAAGAATACGATTATGCTAAATTATATTTTGGTTTAGGAGGATATAGCTATTTTGATATAAAAAATGTTACTACGTTAGATATTTCCGATAATAATATAAATATTGATATTGATGATAATAAACATAAAGAATATGATTATGATGATATAAATATAACAAATATTTTTATAATTTGCATATGGTTAGGAAATGCTCATTGTTTTAAAACAAATGAAAATAAATTGATTGAAAGTTATTTTTATGCATTATATATTGCGTCAAAGTTTATTAAATTAAATTATATACAAATTTAATTATATATGGAATATTTTTTTCTTAATGATATAGATTATAGATTAACAAATAATTATAATATTAAAAATAGCGAACATATAGATTATAAATCAAAAATCTGTTTAAAACCATGGGGATATGAATTTTTAGCATATCAATCACAAAAAATAGGAATATGGATATTAAATATAAATAAAAATAATGGAACATCTATTCATACACATTTTAAGAAAGATACGATTTTAGTAGTATTAAATGGTAAAATAAAATTAGAAACTGTTGATAAAATTGATTTTATTGGACAAAATAAATTTTGTTTTATACCAAAACAAAAATTTCATGGATTATTTGCAATTGAAGATAATACTTTTGTTATGGAAATCGAAATATATAATCTAGATATTACTTATACTGATAAAAATGATTTATTAAGATTAATTGATAAATATAAACGTTCACAAAGTGGATATGAAACATCTGTTTCAATAATAACAGAAGATCTGAGTAAATATAATTATTTTTATATTACAAATAACTTTAATCATAAATTATATGATGTATCGATAATTTGCAATACCTTAGATAATTTATTTTTTAATGATAAAAATGAATATATTATATTATTAGAAGGAGAAATATATATGAATGGATATATATTAAAAGAAGGCAGCATTATTAAAGTATCTGAATTAAAGAATATTAATTTAAAAAATCAAATATTTTTACAATTAAATTTTAATGATACATATTTTAATAATAAAATTATTTCAACAGAAGAAGAACTTGAATATATTGTAAAAAAAATAAAAAATAATAATGAAAAAATAATATTAACGTGTGGTTGTTTTGATATATTACACGTTGGTCATATGCATATTTTAAATAGATCAAAAAAATTAGGTGATAAATTAATTGTATTATTAAGTTCAGATGAACAAATAAAATTTATTAAGGGTGAAAACAGACCAATAAATAATTTAGATGATAGATTAAAATTATTTACATTAGTACCATATGTTGATTATATTTATGTATATTATGAAAATTTATCAAATAATAATGAAACTGAATTAGATAAATTAATGAACATTGTTATGCCTGACATTTGGACAAAAGGTAGTGATTATATCCCATCCGATATTTATAAAAAACATCCATCTTTAAATAAAATAGAAATTATAGATAGAATTGATGGTAAAAGTACTACAAATATAATAAATAAATCTAATAATAAGTCTTAATTATTTTTCTAATCGCATAAAGAACAAAAATATATTATATATAATAAATATATATAATATTTATGGGTCTAGGAGATTATATTCATTGGACTGCAATAATCAGAGATACATATAACTATATTAATGAATCAAATAATATTAATGAAAAAATTGATAGAATAAAATTCTTATTAAAAAATAATAAAAGTAATGATATTCCAATAAAAAATAATAATAATAATGATGATAATAATGATAATAATGATACAATAATATCAAAAATAAAAATTATAAAAACAAATGCATTAAATTTAAATAAACGAAATATTATTAATAAACGTAATAACAAATTAAATAAAATTGACGAACCAATTAAAATTGATAAATCAATTAAAATTGACGAATCAATTAAAATTGATGAACCAAATAAGATTCAAAAAGATATAGGAATTATAAGTTATAAACATACAAATAATATAATGCCGTTTAAAATTTATTTATATACTGGTAGAAAATATTTTAATACATACACAAATTTAATACAAAATACTGATGCATTTGAAGTATTTAAAAATAATCCATATATTATAATAGATGAAACATATCCAAATATTATTTATTTCAATATAATATCTAATTATTATTGGAAACAAAATAATTATAATAGCAAAACTTTTTATGTTTATGATGATAAACATATAATTGATTTTTATACATTACAATTAAATTTAATAAATTCGAATAAATATGGAGAATTATATTTATCAAATACGGAAATAATTAATGTAAAAAAATATTTGCCACAAAAAAAATTTATATTTGTATCCTATCAGGGCAAAGTTAATACTAGAAGTTATTCTAAAACAAAATTTCAAAATATTATAAATAAAATAAAAAATAAATTTATTGATTATGATATAATTCAAATAATACCTGAAACATATAAAAATATCCGTTTTGATAAATTAGATAATGTAATTACATATAAAAATAATTTTAATTATAGAGAAACTATTTTTTTTGCAAGTCATGCTAAATTATGTATTGTACCACATGGTGGATTGTCAATCGGATTGGCATGTTATAAAACACCAACTATATGTTTATATTCATCTTTATTTAATCCTATTATGACAACTTATGATTCGGAAATAGTTATAGACTTTACAAAACATAATTATTGTTATGATATATTATGTAATATATGTATAAATAATAAAAATATTCATAATGAAAATGAAATTAGTGAGAAAATAATTAAAATATTAAAATAATATATAATATATGTGTAGTTTTTTAGTATATAAAAAGAATAAATTTAATGAAGAATTAATAAAAAAATGTATTGAAAAATTAAAATTACGTGGACCGGATTACACAAACATTATTGAATATGGTGAATATATTTTTATTCATAATTTATTACATATTTGTGGTGAAATAACTATACAACCTTTTATAGATAATAATATTGTTTTATTATTTAATGGAGAGATTTATAATTACAAAGATTTTGGTGACTATAAATCGGATGGTTGTTGCCTAATTCCATTATATAAAGAATATGGTGAAACATTTGTAACAAAACTAGATGGAGAATTTGCAATAATTCTATTTGATTTTAATAAACAAGAAATATTATTAAGTTCTGATATATTTTCAACTAAACCATTATGGTATTCTATTAATCAAAATGATAATAATTTTGATATATCAATTTCAAGTCTTCCATCAACATTTGATTTTTTAAATATAAAAAATCATCAAAAATCAAGACCAAATGAATGCATTATTTTAGATATGAATGATCTATCATTAAAAATGAAATTTAATATATATAATTTTGATTTAAATCAATACAAAACAAATTTTGATGATTGGGATATTGCATTTGAAAAAGCAATATTAAAAAGAACAAATAATAATAAATTTAAAATAGGATTATGTTTAAGTAGTGGTTATGATTCTGGGTCTATTGCGTGCGTCCTTGAAAAATATAATATACCATTTGAATCATATACAATGACTGCAAATGAAAATTTAGATATATTAAATATGAGAACTAAAAATAAAAATGATAATCATATGAATTATACATATTCGATAAGTGAAAAGTTATATAATAAAAATAAGATTTCTTATCAAAAAAACATAGAAAATATTATAATTGATGTAACATATGGTAAATATAATTTAATTGATGATTGGGCAGGTATAGGTTTATATTATTTATATACATTATCGAGAAAAAATAATACTTTTATATTTTTATCGGGTACAGGAGGTGATGAAATATTTTCGGATTATGGTTGGAAAGGTGAAAATATTAAAAAATGTTCTGCACATAAAAAAAAAGTAGATGGGGGTACATTTATGGGGTTGTTTCCAGAAGATTTGACAACAATATTTCCATGGTTTAATTTTTATACTGGATTAATGGAAGCATTTATAGCAAAAGAAGAATATACTGGAAGCTTACACGGTATTGAAAATAGATATCCTTTTTTAGATAAAAATGTAGTTCAAGAGTTTTTATGGTTAACAGCTGAATTAAAAAACAATAATTACAAAAGTCCTTTATACAATTATATGAAAATCCATAATTATCCATTTAAAGAAAATGAAAAAATCGGATTTAAAGCAAAAACATTTAATAATAAATTACATAAAAAATACTTAATTAAATATTAATTAAATATTAATTAAAAATGAAAAATTGTAAACTATATCTATCACATTCTTTTTTAATTTTTGGAACACCATGAAAAGATTTTTTTGATACTTTAAAATCAATAGTAGATCCTTTATAATATTCTATTTGTTTTATTGGTTCAAAATTATCAAATTCATAATGTATTTTTTTCCATTCATTTTCATGTCTATTAATTAAATCTTTATATAGAATAAGTCCTAATTTATCATCATTTTTTATCGGACCAAGATATGTTACCATAGTTACATTTCGATTGTAACTATCTGTATGTGGTCCGATTTCATAATTTTTTATGTCATAAACTATCATTAAACAATAATTTATAATCTTTTCTTGATTATATTCACAATTATATTCACAATTATATTTTTTATATAATAATGTTGGTATATCTTTTTCATATTGTTTAATTATTGTATACAACGGTTCTATATTTTCTATTTTTTTAATAAAATCTTTATTATCGAATCCATAATTAGTATTACCAAATAAATTAATCATAAATCTAGATTGGTTTAATAATTCATTCGGTTTTAAAAAATCTAGAATCTGATCAATATTATTAATTAATTTATCACATGTATCATCTGATATAAATTTATATGTTGAATGATCAAATGGATTGTGTATAATTTGTGAATTTATTTTTTCTAATTCGTACATATAATAATATAATAATATATAATATTATATTATTAAAAATGAAACTCGGTATTATTGGATTAGGTAAATTAGGATTACCGGTTGCTATTGCAATAGGTGCAAAAGATCATGATATTGTTGGTTATGATATAAATCCAAATATAAATTCATCAAAAAAACCAATAGAATGTTTAAATACCAATGAAAAAGATGAAAAACTCCAAAAAAATTTATCAGAATCAGATATTATAAATAAATCTACATTAAGATTTGTAGATTCAATGAAAGAATGTTTATTATTTGGAGATATTATTTTTGTCGCAATTCAAACTCCACATGATCGTCATTTTGGAGGTCAATGCCCTATACCAGATGAACGTAAAGATTTTGATTATACGTGGTTAATAAATTGTATTACAGAAATTAATAAAATACTTTGTGAAATTAATCAAAAAAAAATTGTTATAATTATATCTACTGTTTTACCAGGAACTCTACGAAAATATATAATACCCATAATATCTGACAATATTAATTTATGTTATAATCCTTTTTTTATAGCAATGGGTACAGTTATCTATGATTTTTATAATCCCGAATTTATTTTATTGGGAAAAATAAATGAAGAAGCTGAAATAAAAGTTAAAGATTTTTATAAGACTATTACAAATGCCACAGTTTTTTCAACAACTCTTGAAAATGCTGAATTAATAAAAGTATCATATAATACATTTATTACCACAAAAGTAGTACTTACTAATAATATTATGGAAATGTGTCATAAATTACCTAATACAAATGTTGATGATGTTACAAAAGCATTATCATTATCTACACGACGTTTAATATCTCCTGCATATTTAACCGGAGGTATGGGAGATGGCGGAGGATGTCATCCAAGAGATAATATTGCAATGTCTTGGTTAAGTAATGAATTAGGATTAGAATATAATTTTTATGATTTTATTATGAAAAAACGAGAAGCACAATCATTATTTTTAGCAAATATTATTAAAGAAAATATTGAAAAAACTGGATTAAAAGTATGTATATTAGGATATGCATTTAAACCAGAAACAAATCTAATTGATGGTAGTACTGCATTGTTATTAAAACATCAATTAAATGAGATGAATATTGATGTTGATTTATATGATCCATATATAGATAATTATGAATATATATTTGATAAAAAAATTTATTTTATTGGTTGTAAACACAAAATATTTACAGAATATAAATTTGCAAATGATAGTTTAATTATTGATCCGCATAGATATTTAAATATAAAAAATATTGTTTATATACCAATTGGTAAAAATTTATCATTATAACCATATTGTTTTATGAGGCATATAATCAACATACAATGGTTTTGTTTTTGTATAATACCATAAATTTAAAGATTTTCTTGAATTTGAAATAATAGTATTAAATCCATGAATAGTATTATTATTAGATGCAAATATTAATATATTATTTTTTATTGGTTTTATAATTTTTTGTATATCTATATTTTTATCACACAAAACAAATTCCCCACCTTCTATATCATTAAAATATAATATTAAATTTATAGCCCTATATAATTTTATGTCATTATTAAAATTAAAATCTATATGCTTATTTAATTTTGCACCTTTTGGAGAAATTGTTAATCCACCTCCATATAAATTTTTATCAATCATCAAATCATATATACCTGTTAAATTTTCTATTTTATTTATAAATGTTGTAGATATTAAATATTCTGTTATCTTTTTAACAGATTGTGGAAAAAAATTTATATCCGAAATTTCTTTTTTATTTGTATATTCATTAATAAAATGTTTTCCATTATTCCAATATTTATCATTAAAATCTGGTATTTCATTATTTGCATTATCAATTAATTCTTCAATAAAAAAATCATTAATCTCAATATGTTTCCATGGAAAATTATATATTTTTTGTGTTTGATGTTTATTTATAATATTTATATCTTTTGTACATGTTATACATAAATGCCATCCCATTTGTTTTTTAAATTCATTAAAAATTTCATCCGGCATATTTTTAAAATAATCTACTTTTTCATATATATTCTTCTTATATAAATCTACTTTATATGTAAATATATGATTTTGTTTAATTTCTATATTGCTAAATTTATTAAACATTTGATATATTTCATTTTTTGTATAGGTGAATGCGATAGGACATCCAGATTGAGCCTCATATTGATCTAAATTATTATCTATCATCATTTTTTTCCATGATTGTTTTGCATATAACATTACTTTTAATTCTCCATTTGGTTTTAATATTCTATATATCTCATCTAATATTTTTTCCGGATTTTCAGCATGATGTATAACACCAAATGAATAAATCATATCAAAAAAATTATCTTCAAATATATCCATTTTTTCTGCATTAATATTATAAAATTTACCATTAAGATTATATATTTTAAATCTTTGTTTTGTAATTTCTAAACTTTCATCAGATAAATCAATTCCATAATATTCACAATTTTCTTGTGCAAACATTATTGCATCTGTACCAATTCCGCAGCCTATTTCTAAAATTTTCTTATTGTTATATTTTTTAAAATCACAAAAGTCTAATATATGCGGTTCTACAAAATATCTCTTTTTTGTTATTTCATCAAAATATTCTTTTGATAAAAATAAATTTTGTGAATGGCCGCTATTGCATGGTTTTTTGTTCCAATAAGTTTTAATTTCATTCTCCATATATAAATATATATATTTATATATTTATATGTTTATATGTTTATATTTATATCATTATTATATTTTTTAACAGTATTATAAATTTCTTCCCATTTATCTTTATATTTCTCGTAATATATTTCATTATTTAATATTATTCTTTTATCAGACATTTTTCCCCAATCTGTTGTTTTTTTAATTGATTTAATATTTTCATTTGTTATGCCATCATTTCGTTCAAATCTTCTTATCCACTCTTTTACAGAATTTGTTCTTAATAACATTACTTTTTTACCAGATAATAATACTTTCGTCGCTAAATCTGCATCTGCACCACCATCAGCTTCTCCTATTTGACTATATTCTTCTGACCATCCATTTATATTGAAATAAACATCTTTTCTAATTATCAATGGACCAGTTGCTAACCAAGATACATAAACTTTTTCGTATTCATCTGTAAATGTTTTATTATCTTTCTGTGCATAATTAATACCTCCTTTTAATAACCCTATCAACCCCAGATCTTTATCTTTTTCAAATTCATTAATACAATCATTATACCATTTATTATTAAATGGTGCAAGATCATCATCTTGAGTAAATATTAAATATTTACTTGAGATTGATAAAACTGCACCATGGTGATATCCACGTTTCTCTCCCAAATCACGAGAAATAATCATTCTGTCATTTCTATGTGTTAGAACTTTCATTATTTTATCTGTATTTTCTCCATATCTATCATTATTTACAATAATTTCAATACAATCTCCTAAACAACGTATATTATTAATTGTTTTTAATAAAGTATCGACAGAAGTAAAATAATTTATTATTATTGTTGTTATCGGATTATAATTATAATTATATTCTACGACTCCATTAAATGGATATTTATTTTTTGGTATATTTTTTGGTATATTTTTTGGTATATTATTCATATATCTTTTAAACATATTTATTCTTTAAATAATTATAATCATCAATAGTATCAACACCTATTTCATGATTATTTGTTTTTATAGAATTTATATGAAATCCTTGTTCCATGATTTTCATCCATTCAATATCTTCATTTAATTGTAAAGGTGTGTTATTATTTCTATAATATCTCATTAAATAATCAGAATCAAAAACAAATACACCAATATGCAAATTATAATTTATTAATTGACCATTTTTATCATATACTAATTCTTTTGATTTACTTGAGGGAATTGGGTTTCGTGAACAATACATTATATTTCCTTCTAGGTCTAATACCATTTTTCCTCTTGAATGACTACGTATTGCATCTTCATCCGTTGTTTCATAATGTAATGTCGAACAAACCATTCGTTCATCTATTTTTTTTCTGTTTATATAATTTTCTATTACTAATTTTATATTTTCAGGATCAATAAATGGTTCATCACCTTGAACATTTACTACAACTGTATCTGAATAATCTATCTTATCAAGATAATGACAAATTCTATCTGTACCATTTAGACAGAACTCTTTTATAATCGCAACATTACCATTAATATTTTTTATAACATCTGCTATTAGTTCATCATCAGTTAATACTATTACTTTATCTAAAATATCTACTTGTGAAACACGTTCATATACATGTTGTATGATTGGTTTATTATTAATTTCATAAAGTGGTTTACCACATAATCTTGATGAGCCATAACGAGCAGGTATACAAGCTATAAATTTCATATTATAATATTTTATAATATAAAAATATTAAATTTTTGACTCACTATTTTTATCATTATTTTATCACTATTTTTTATCAATACCAATAAAATCAAGTAACCATTCTAATTTATCTAATGCAAATTGTGTAGGGCCGTCACATTTTGCATTATGTGGATCATTGTGGACTTCTATAAAAATTCCATTGACACCTAAAGCAACTGCCATTTTACACATATATGGTATTAATTCTCTATATCCTCCTGCACATATTGTACCGTCTGCCATTTTTTGAGCAGGTTGTTGTAAACAATGTGTACAATCCATTGATACCAAATTTGTATTGCTTTTAAGCCAAATTAGATTTCTCGGATCTACTATTAGATCATTATATCCAAATGAATTACCTCTTTCACATAATATTACATTTGGATTGCCAAATTGAATTAATTTTTCTTTACTTTTATGCATTACATCTGCTGAGCAAAATTGTCCTTTTTTGATATGAATAACTTTATTTGTTTTTGCAGCAGCCTCAAGAAGATCGGTTTGTCTACATAAAAATGCAGGTATCTGAATAATATCTGCTACTTTAGAAACAATTTCTGCCTGATAAGCTTCATGAATATCAGTTATTATAGGTATATTATATTTTTGTTTAAGTTTATTTAAAATACGTAATCCCTCTTCTAATCCGAGCCCACGATAACTATGCAGAGATGTTCTATTTGCTTTATCATAAGATGTTTTAAATATAAATAATACATTATATTTATCCATAATAGTTTTAATTTTTTCACACATAAACATTACATGTTCTTCTGACTCGATAACATTTGGACCACACATTATGAAAAATTTTTTTGTCATTTGTTCATATAAATCCATTATATAGTTTATATACTTTATATATTAATTATTCTTTAAACGATTATTATTTATTATTAATTATTATTTATTATTATTTATTATTTATTATTATATGAATAAAATAAGTATAAATAAACTAAAAATATTAAAATTAAATAATATTCATATACAAAAAAATATAAAAATAAATACAAATATAAATACAAATATAAAAATAAATATAAATACAAAAAATATATATTTTATTTTTTCATCGATATCATTTTTACAATTATATTTGCCTATTATTAATTATTGTAATAAAAAAAATATTCATTCTGTATTTTTTACAAGAAAAAATTCAAAAAATTATGCTTGTCCTATAACAAATAAATCAAATAATATAATTTTAAACGATATTATAAAAAAATATAATATTAAAATAAAAAAATTAGATGATATTGTACAATTAAATAACGATATATTATTTGTAGTTGATGGTGATATCTATGGTCCAAATGAACATAATAAAGTAGAGTCAGTATTATTTAGATATAATATACATAAAAATGTAAAAATAATATCTTTATGTGAACATCTTAATTTTTTATGGGCTTATAATAAATTTATAGATAAAGTTAATTATGTCATATTTCCAAATAATATTTTTCCAAAATTCTATAATTTTCTAAATAATAAAAATATATTTTTAGGTAATACTAAATTTGATGATATACCTGAAAAAAATATAATTTTTAGAAAATATAATTTAAATACAAATGATAAATATTTATTGTTCTTATATCCAAAAGTTAAATACATAGAATCATATACTATAAATTCATTACATATCAAAAATTTATTTAATATATTTAGAATTATTGGATATAAAATTATTGTTAAAACTAGACCAAAAGATATAATTTTTTCGGATTGTAAAGGTGATTATAATATTATTAGTGATTGTTATCCAAATGAATCGTTAGAATTAATGAAAATATCAGAATTATGTATATATTTTAGTTCCTCTGCGATTGATGAATGTGTTATGTCAGAAATACCTATGATAGATTTTGTTGTCGATAATCACATTGAAAAAAGATTAGAATTTTTATATGATGAACGCATAATATGCCAAATAAAAAACTGGAAAAATATTTCACAAATAGATTTAATTAATAAGATTAATAATTTAGAAAAAAAAAATAATATTATTTTTAAAGAAATAAAGGAAAAATATATGTATACACATAATAGTTCTGCTGAAAAAATATTTAATTATTTTTTAAAATGATTATATCAAAAATGATTTAAAAAATAAAATATATTAATTATATATATTTATTTATAATGTTAACCGTATATGTTGGTTTTGATTCATCAAATTATACACAAAAAATTGCTCATGATGTTTGTATCAGATCAATTGAAAAATATAACAATAAAGTTAAAATAGTATCTTTAATAAAATCGGAATTAGTTTCAAAAGGATTATTTTTTAGAAATCATGATCCAAAAGCCTCAACTGAATTTACATATACCAGATTTTTAGTCCCATATTTAAACAATTATGAGGGTATCGCAGTTTTTTGTGATTCTGATTTTCTGTATAAATATGATATAGAAGAACTGTTACAATATTATGATGATACAAAAGCAGTAATGTGTGTAAAACATGAACAAAAATCACTTACAAAGACTAAATTTTCGGGTATGCCGCAAAATGATTATCCTCGTAAAAATTGGTCAAGTCTTATGTTATTTAATTGTTCACATCAATCGTGTAAAAATCTTAATCTTGAAACTGTAAATAATGAATCACCAAAATATCTTCATCGAATGGAATGGTGTCAAGATAATGAAATAGGAGAATTACCATATCAATATAATTATCTTTTAGGTTATTATTTTACTAATGATGCAAAAGCCGTGCATTATACTGAAGGTGGGCCTTGGCATAATGAATGGTACAATTATAAATTACCAAAAGAATGTATAGACAAACAATATGGCGATGAATGGTTTGAATATTTAACCGGAGAAGAAAGTAAAAAAATATTATTAGAATTAAATTTGTTAATTTAGTAATAATTTAGTTAATTTAGTAATAATTGCTTTAGCCCCTCAACAAAATTTATTTTTATATCCCATCCTAAATCTTTTAATTTTTGATTTGATATATAATATCTTTTATCATTAAATGGTCTATCTTCAACATATTCTATCCAATCATCATATTTTTCTGTATTTTTTATCATCTTTATAAGTATATGTGCAACATCTTTTACTGTGTATTCCATATTTGCATCGCATCCAATATTATATATTTCACCTATAATTCCTTTCTCTAAAATTATTTCAAAGGCTCTTGCAGTATCATATGCGTGAAGAAATGCTCTGACGACGTTACCATCACCTTGTATTGTTACTTTTTTATTTTCTTTTAATAATTTAATAAATCTTGGGATAACTTTTTCTGGATATTGATTCTCTCCATAAACATTATTGCCTCTTGTTATAATTATAGGCATTTTAAAAGAATGATTATATGATTGAGCTATTAATTCAGCTCCTGCTTTTGTTGCGGCATATGGATTTGTTGGACAAAGAACAGATTGTTCTGTTTTATGAGCTTCATCTGCTTCTAACATTGATTCTCCATATACTTCATCCGTAGAAACATGAATAAATCTATCAATTTTACCATATGATCTAACTTCTTCTAATAAAGTATGTGTACCTTGAATATTATCATAAGTATATTGTAAAGGAACTGAGAAAGAATTGTCTACATGTGATTGTGCAGCAAAATGTATTATCTGAGTTATTTTATAGTCTCTTAATAAATTATATAATAACTTTTTATCATTTATGTTGCCTTTTATAAAATGATAAAATTCAGAATTACGTATATGATCTTTCACATTATTTTCATTTGCACAATAATATAACGCATCAAGATTTATAATATTATATTTTTGTTTATCAAATATATAGTTAATAAAATTTGATCCAATAAAACCACATCCACCAGTTACTAATAAATTGATTCTTCTGGGATGTTTTATTAAATATTCTTTATAGGTAAAAAGACATTCTCTTACAGATTCTTTTATATTTTTAATATTAGGATATAAATTTTCTAAACGGGTAGTATCAAGATAATTGTTAGATCTATCACATGCAAGAATTTTTCTTTGGTCATCTGCTGAAAAATTTTCATAAACAAAATCAGGATCCACTATTTCTTTATACATATCCAAGATTTCATTATGACTTATTAAACCTGGATTTGTTAAATTTATAGTTCCAACTGTTTTATTTTTCATCATATCTAATACAATTGGTAATAATTCTGGTAATACGGTCATCGAATTTTTAATTGAACATATTTTTTTATAATTTATTATTTTAGTTATAAAATTACGTGGATTTTCTTCTCCTGTAATTGGCATTCTTATTCTTAAATTAAGAACATTCTTATCAAAAATATGCATTAATCTATCAGTATATCCTTTTACAATAGAATAACTAGACCCAAAGAAATTTGGTTTATCTTCTTCAGTAAAACCATTTTTTTCTTGTTCAAATGGATGAAAATCATCATATTTAAATATACATCCTGTTCCGAAATATGTATAATGAATATTTTTTTGTGTACAAATATTTGCTAATAAAATAGGAGAATACAGATTGTCATTAATATTTTCAGTTAGTTTACCTGATTGTTCCAGATAATCAATAGTAGTATATTTTACATTGTCTATAGATCCATGTGTTCTACCTATAAATGATATAATATGAGATGGATTTATTATATCTATTTCATTTTTGAGATTTATTTCATCATCACATCTTGAATTACCACAAATATATTCTATATTATTCTGTTCTAATATATTTATAAATTGTTTTCCTATCCATCCATTTGAACCATAAATTAACACTTTCATAATATAAATTAAAAATATATATTATTATTTTTAATTTATCACAAAAAATAAATATGTGATGATTATTTGATACCGGTTTTTTATTGTTTATATATTTTCAATATTCTTTATTAGATTTTCCATATATTAAATTCTTATATTTTTTCTTCTTATAAGAATATAACATATAACATATAATATATAATATATTTATGCGTAATAATATTGATCATAGTTATTATAATTTTTTTCAATAAAGTATATTATTTTCTATGTATATATATATGGATAAAGGTATTTTTATAATAATCATCATTATAATTTTGATAATTATAATTACATATAAATCAAATGAATATTTTGAAGCAATCGAATATGAATCCCCAACACAAAAAAAAATAAGCGAAATGTTAATACCAAATTGTAATATGTTACAAGGAGATTATGGCAAAATTTGTAAGAAAACTAAAGGATGTATTTATGACGATTCAACTCAATCATGTTATTATAATTGGATCGATATTATATAAAAAAAATAATTTATATTATTATTTTTTTGTGCTAAAGTATTATAATTTTACTATATTTTTAATATATAATTCAAAATGAGCCGTAATAAATCATTTAAAAAATATGATGATTCTGATGATTTATCGAGTATAATTTATAAAAAGAAAAAACATTCTAAAAAATATAATGATAATTACTCCGATGATGAATCTACTCATTCCTCTTATAAGCAACAATCTTATAAAAAAAAATCTAATAAACATATAAAAAAATATAGTGATAATAAAAGTGATAATTCTGAATCATATATAAAAAAATCTAAAAAACATTCTAATAAAAAAAAATCAAAAAGAGAAAATAATGAAAATAATGAAAATAATGAAAATGATATAGATATAGATAGTAATTATAAAATAAAAAATAAAAAATATTCTAATAAGAAAAAATCAAAAAATGATTCTAAAAATGATTCTAAAAAACACTCTAAAAAACACTCTAAAACAAGATTAAATAATGATTATGATAATAATATTATAAATGAACCAATACAAACTAATTCTAAATCATTTACATCCAATGTCTATAAAAAACTATTAAGAACAGTTGGAAAAATAGCAGCACCACAAACACTGCAAACGTCACAAACGTCACAAACGTCGCAAACGTTGCAAAATAATACTAATATAACTTTGAATGATAATGATTTATATGAGAATAATGCTCATACATCTACAATAGAAAAAATAAATATAAATAATGAAGATAATGAAGATAATGAAGATAATCTTAAGGAAAATAATATGATTGAAATTTCCGAAGATATTATTCGTAATTTTATAAAACAGTTTAATGAAAATATTTTAATTAATGATAATTTAGATATATTTTCGTTATATAATAAAATATATGATAAAATATTAGATATAAAAGATGTTAATTATCTTAATAAAATAAAAATTAAAACATTAGTATTATTAAATAAAATTAATTTACAAATAGATAATCAATTTTCAAATTATATTATTGTTATAAATCTTTTTATAGATGACATTAATAAATTTGAATCAATATTTAAATTATATTATGATTTTTTAATAAAAAAAAATATTCGATTTATAATTTCAATTCCAAAAACAATTAATATTGATAAATTAAAAGAAATATTAAAAGATATTAAAACAGAAATAATCATTAATATTGTAGAAAATAATAAATATTGTGGATATTTTAAAAATATACAAACAATTGTTGATATAGATTACTATTATGATATAAAATTTATATATTTTATTAATACATGTTATGAAATAACAGATATTATAAAAAATTTAAATAATATTATTTTAAGTTTTACTCAAATAATAAATAAATATTTTGATAATTCACAACCATATATAATATGTTCATATCATAATAAAAAACAAAATATTATTGGTAGAAATAGTGATATAATTATCGATTTTTATAAAAGATATAAAATGATATTTAAAAAATATAATATTAATAATGAGGATGATATAAAATTATATTATAATTCATATGCAAAAAAAGAATATATAAATTATAAATTTGATATAAATACCGAATATATGAATTTTTTAAATTTAACAGATTCAGATGATAATATATTTTTAAATCCATATTATGTAGAAAAATTTGGTTGTGAAAATTATTATGTTGATAATATGATATTTTTATGTAATAGAGAATATTTTGATTTTTTCAGAAATTTTAATAATCTTTATTTTGAATATGAAATAGATGTATTATATAAGACAAATAATCCATATGATAAAATTTTTGGTATTTTAATTAATATTTTTAATGGATTTATAATCGGTTATGAAATTAAAAATAATAATACAGATTTTGATTTTATAGAACATAAAAATTATTATATGAATAATAACATTACTGCACATTTAAAACCAAAAGCAAAAATAAATGTACCAATCATTAATTCTACTATATGTATTTTTTTAAATATTAATGATCTTGAACAAAATAATAATATTTTTAATTATATTAAATTATTACTATTAAATGATATATCAATTGATTTTTATATTGGTGATGATTCAGAAAATAATTTTGATACAATATATGGTATATCATTATTAAAAAATATAAATCTAAATGATATAATAAATAAAATTAAAATAAATTTTAATATAGCTACATCTAAAATTAATTATTATATTGGTTATACTTTACAAAAATGTTATAATCTATGTATTGTAACTGATTCTGCATATATTAAAATAATTAATATAAATATAAATAAAATTAATAAAATATGTTTTATACCTGATCCTGAATTTTTTATTAATAAATATAATGATACATTGGATAATAATTATTATAATGATAAGTTTCATTATATATGTGAATTTGATTTTCAATTAAATTTATTAAAAAATCAAAATGTTTATAATACTAAATTATATGTACCTTCTACATATTATAATATCAATTTAACCAGAGAAAAATCTATTATATTTAAATATGATGATGATTATGATTATGATAAAAAGTCTTTGATGAATTATATGATTGAAACTTTATCAAATGTAAATATTATATGTTATGTTTTTAATAAAACGAGTAAACATCTAGATTTTAAACAAAATAATAATATAATACTTTTACCAAAATTATCTAATTCGGAATTAAATAAATATTTTAATAAAAGTATATTAGGGTGTGTTTTTAGTGATAAATATAATGATAAAACAGCTTTTAATATGTTATTATCAGGATTGAAAGTTATTGAATATAATAGTAAAATTACATCTTTTGACTTGCCATCATTTATATTTACTAAAATTAATTCTATCGAGAATATAACCGAAATTATTGATGAATTATTTAAACAAAATGATATGTATAATATGGTATATAGTGAATATTTAAATAAATGTAATAATTTTTCACATGATGATCATATTAATTCTGTATGTAATTACATTATAAATCTCTAATTTTGTGTTCTTTTTATTATTATAATATAAATATATCTATTATAATAATGGTTAAACCAAGAATATTGATGAAATATAAAAATACAAATATATCTGATGTTTCTGATATAAAAAATATAAATGAACAAACCCAACAAACCCAATCTAATCAAACAAATCAAACAAATCAAACAAATCAAACAAATCAACAAAATCAAATACATAATTCTATTGATTTTATTACATTAGATATGAAAATAAATCCATCAAATGATATTAATGAATTTACTAATGTTATGAATAAAATTAATGATAAATTAAGTAAATCATATGAGTTATATGATATATCAGATTTAAAATATTTAAATAATATGAAATTATCTCTAATAAATTTATTAAATCTTGTAAAAAAAATATCTATAGAAAATAATGTACATAACAATATCATTGTAAATTATTATGTAGATTCACTTGATGTATTTTATACTATATTTAATGATAATTCAGAATTTTTTATAAGAAATAATGTATTAAATTTTATTTGTGTATCAAATTCTAATTTTATAGAATCAATTAAAAAAATATTACCAGATGCAATATTTGATATTGATCCAGATGGAATTATATCGGGATATTTACGCAATCTTAAAAAAATTTCAAAATTAAAAGTATTTAATAATATTGAATTTGTATATTTTATTCATACAAATAGTACATATAATGAAAATCTATATCAAATTTTAACAATATATAAACTAATAGAAAATAAATATAAAGAAATTGAAAACTGTATAATGATTGGGATGGAAGATGATCTATATTTAAATAATAAAGGAAAAGATATGTCTATTTTTAAAAATATATATTCTAGATATAAAAGTATATTTTCAAAATTTTTAATATCAAATTATGATTCATTTAAATCATATATATCTGAATACATTGATGAAATATATATCCCTGATATAATTTATAGTATTATTTTAGATCTACAATTTTTAAAAACATATGATAAAAACTGTATAGATATGGATGATGGAGAAATAGAAAATCATTGGAAAAAATTATATAATAATGATAAGACAAATATATCAAATCCTATATTAATAACAAAATTTGGTAAAAAAAATTATAAATTTAAATCAAATTTATTTGTAGTGAATAAAAAATATATTGATTTTTTTAGACACTTTAATGATAATGATTTTGATTATGAATTAAGATTAAAAGAAAAAAATTTATTATGGAATGATTTATTTGGATTTCTTAATTATTATCAATGTGGTAATTTTTATATTATAAATAAAGATTGTGAAGAAATTAAACCAAAAATTAATCACATATATAATTTTGATGAATCTTTCTTACATGAAATTACAATACCAAACAATTTAGAAAAATTACAATCACAAATTAATATACCTTTATTAAAAGCAAAAATAGCTTGCTTTATTATATTAAATGATTTTAATAAACTTCAATCTATTTTAAAATATATTAATTATCTTAATCAAAATAATATATTTGTTGATATATATTTTGGTATTGATAAATATAGTTCATTTAGATGTAATGGATTTTCATTAATAGAAAAACCTATAGAATATTTTATCAACATAATTAATTCAATGAATGAAATTAATATTAAAGATTATAATTATTATCTTGGATTTAATCTTATTCGTAAATATAAATGTCTAATTTTTTATGATAATATTAGTGAAAGTTCTGTCGATATTAATTCATATCTAACTGATAATCTTTTATATATAATATTTGATTATGATTATATTATTAATAATAAATATAATTATTTATGTATGTTTAATTCTGTATATAATCAATTATGCACGCAATTAAATAATCTATTAAATAATATTACAAAATCATCATTTGGAGTATCTAGACAAATTTTTTTCAATCAATTTAAATTAAGAGAAAAAGCTGTAATTATTGAATATAATTTAAATAATAATTATAATTTAATAAATTCTAAACTTACTGAAAAATTAATAGATAAACTTGCAAAGAATAATATAAAATGTTATGTTTATAATGATGTATTTATTTCTTCAAATAGTAACATAATTAATTTGGGAAAAGTAAATTATACTGTATTAAATGAATATTATAATAAAGTATCTATAGGTATTACCTTAAATACATATCCAACTCGTACTGTATACGAAATGTTTATGTCTGGATTATGTGTATTTATTTATAATAATACTAATCTACCAGAAAATATATTTTATGTTATTGATGTAGAAGATATTGAAAATAATGAAAATAATATTATCGGTATAGATGATAATGAAAATGATAAAAATGATGAAAATTATGAAAATGATAAATTTATTAAAAAAATAAAAAATATTTTTGAGACAAATGAATATATTTATGATGAATTATATGCGGGTTATTTAAATATTCATAATGAATTAGACAATCTATTAAACTGTGTTATCAAATATATCTAACAATCTTTAATATTATTTTATAATATTAAACTGTGTTATCAAATATATCTAATAGCTCTTTAATATTATTTTATAATATTAAACTGTGTTATCAAATATATCAAATATATCTAACAGCTCCTTAAATTTATTTTTACAATCTTTTAAGTCTTTTATTTTATTTATTATTTTTTCTCGTGTTTTATCATCTATAATATTGTCTTTTTTATATGTCTCGTATATTTTATATAATATAGTATTTATATAGATATTATTTGGTTCATTATCAATAAATATTGGTTTTAATTCTTCATTATTAAATATATCTGATAATATTTTTAAAAAGTCTATTATTAAATTTTGATTAGTCTTATTTGCAATATTATTATGATATCTAATAACATGTTTAATATTTAATAATTTATAATCGTTATTATCGATAAAGTTATCATAATTATCAATAATCGTACCAATATATCCAATATATTTTTTTAATAATTCTTTTTTAGGTGTATTTTCAAAAAATTTATTTTTAAATATTATTTCTCCACATTGATCATAAAAACTTTCTTTATCAAAAATATTATTATTTTTATTATTGATGTTGTCATTTTTAACACCTTCATTAATGGAATCAATAATATCTGACATTTCATTCTCTGTTAAATTTTGATATTCTTTGATATATATTTTTGTCTCTAAAAATATTTTTTTCCATTCATCATCTAACTCAATAATTTGTATATGTGTCTTTTCTTTTAATTTTTGTGCATATTGTGTATTTTCATTATAAAATATATACGCATCATTTATTAACACACCTATCAATCCGTTATAAAATTTTTCTATAGAATTTATTCTGTGTTGTCCATCTAGAATATAATATTTATTTGTTTTTTTATTTATGTTAAATATAAATGTCCCAATTGGTTTATTCTCTAATATCGATTTTATATAATGTGAATCTTGTTCGGGCACCCATTCTTTTTCTCTTTGAGCATCTGGTAATACAAATTTATTTTCTTGTATTAATTTAACAATATATTCAATATCAATATCTCTTGATTCACAATTATTATAACGTTTAATGTGCATTATATTATTATTTATTGATAAATAAATAAATAATATTATTATTTATCAATTTTTTATTTAAGTGTTGTTTAATAGTTTCTTTATTTCTTTTTTCTATTTTTATTTTAGATACATATATAAGATCATGAAAAATAAATCTATAAAATCTATTATTATTAAAAATGAATATATTTTGTCATCTTTAG